GCTGATACGGGTGTTCGCAGTTTAGGTCGTTTGTTACAAGAGAAGTCATTGCCTATGCGTGACTTAACCCGTAACGTTCGAGATGATTTACTGGAGACAATGGGCACTGAGCTTGGTATTGTAGGAACATACGACAAGGTGCGTAGTGTTTACTCAGAGGTTAACGCCTTCTACCTGCTCTCGTTCCCCTCGACATCGACTGTTTACTGTTTGGATATGAGACAAGCACTAGAGGATGGTTCTTCTCGTGTTACAACTTGGTCAACTAAAACTACAGCTTTCCTACGTAACCGTGCTCGTAATGTGCTGTTAGGTAAAAAGAATGGGATTGGTTTATACACTGGTTACTTAGACGACACTACACAATACCGCATGAAGTACTTCTCTAACTACATGGACATGGAAAATAGTTCTATGACCAAGATTGTTAAGAAGGTGAGTATAACTGTTATTGGTGGTAGTGGTCAATCGTTTGTTGTCAAAACAGGCTACGATTATTTAGGGGCTGCTTTCTCCTATCCCTTCACGATTAACGAGGGCATTGGTAGTGAGTATGGTGTGGCAGAATACAACATTGCTGAGTATACGGCTGGTGTGTTAATCGACAGGGTTAATGCTCAGGTACAAGGGTCAGGTAAAGTTATACAGATTGGTTTTGAGGCTAATGTCGAAGGAAGTGAAATTAGCGTTCAGAAATTGGATATGTTTGTTAAAACAGGAAGGATTAGCTAATGTCTAATTATACGAAGCTAACAGATTTTGCTGCCAAGGATACACTTCCTTCAGGTAATGCAGGTAAGTTGGTTAAAGGTACGGAGATTGATGATGAGTTTAACGCCATCTCGACTGCCGTAGCCTCTAAAGCAAATACAGCATCTCCCACCTTTACGGGAACTGTGACAATGACAACACTCAACGGTGCTACTGTTGACGGTGGTACTTATTAAGGAAATAACATGGCAAGTCCTTTAGATTATATTAACGCAGCGGCTAGCTTGTGGGGTGGTTATAAATCATCTAACCAAGTTCAGGATGCTGCTGCTCAGGCGGCTGCGGCTAACGTAGAGGCAGCAAAAATTGCTTCTGATGCTGCGGCTTTCAAGCCTTATGCTATTTCCACTGGCTTCGGTTCTAGCTACTTCGACCCCAGTAAAATGCAAGCGGGTTATGAACTAGACCCACTGTTATCTGCTTTCCGCAACAAGATGTATGGTACAGGTGCGGAGTTTCTAGGTCAAGTGGAAACAGACCCACAAGCGGCAGCACAACAGTATTATAACCAACAACAGGCGTTAATGGCTGGTGGTCGAGGTGCAGAAGACATTGCCCTACGTCAACAACAGCTTCAGTCAGGGCGTATTGGGTTAGGGTTGTCAGGCGCAGCAATGGGCGCTGGTGCTGGTACAGGGTATGTTAATCCACAGCAATACCAACAGCAACTAGCTCGTTCAATGGCTGACCAACAATTAGCTGCTCAGTCAACACAGCTTGCACAGGCTGACATCGACCGTGCCATCTCTCGTGGTACTGGTATGCTTCAGACTGGTTTGGGTATTGAAGAGTATGGGTTACGTCCTCTCACCATCGGTGCTGACATTGGCTCTAAACAGGCAGTGTCGGGTGGTAATCAAGCGCAGGCTCTATTGGCTGGTGGTCAAGGCGCTGCTCAGGCAAACCTTGCTGGTGCTATTGCTGGTGCTCAGGCGTTGCAGGGTGGTATCAAAGGCTTTACAGGCTTGTTTAAGGGGTAATTATGGCTAGTGAAATTTTAGGGTTATTTGGTGGTAAAAACCCACAACAGCTTCAACAGGACTACCTTTCTGGCTTAATGGTTTCCCCTGCTCAGATGGGCAGTCAAGGGCTATTGCAACAACTCATCTCTACAGGCGCTAACGCTGGTGCGATGATGGGTTATGGTGGTGGTCGCTTGCTTGGTGGTAAGGTTGCTGGTGAGGTTGAGGCTTCATATATAGATGAGGCTGTTAAGGCTGGTAATGCTGTTAAAGGCACACCAGCGGAAAAGATGCAAGCAGTGGCTGACGCTTTAGCTGATAAGCCGGGTATGGGTAAACAGTATCTGATGGCTTTGAACGAGGCTCGTAAGCTGAAAGCTGAAGACATGACTATGGCAGAGGCTGAGTTTAAGAGTAAGAACCGTACCCGTGACATCTATGTTCCTGTCACTAAGTATGACTCTAACGGTCAAGCATACCAGTCAACAGATAGGGTTACACAAGAGTGGAAAGACGGTAAGTGGGTTACTATGGGTTCTATGGCTACTCCCTCTGCTGGTGAAACTGGTGGAGCTGGTGGTGGGGACGGAGAGAAAGAAGCGAAACTGGCAGCATTAGCTAAGAAACGAGCTGCTATCGGTGAAGGTGATAACCAATCCCAAGCTGAGTCAGAACGACTTCTAAATTCAGGCGGTCTTGTAGGAGCAGGTCCAGAGGTTATTCCTGCTCCACCGAATGAGCAGCCAATGACATTCCCCTCTGCTGCCCAACAACCAGCTAGTCCAGCTCAGATGTCACCAGATCAAATGCAACAGGCAGGTGTACCAGCCGCCATGGTTAAACAAGTGGTGGACTATCAGAAATTAGTGGATACGGTTAAAAGGATGCAACAAGCAGGGGTTGATACAACTGCAATTGAGAGAGAATTAGGTCTTCGGTACAAACGGTTGAAGGACTTAGGACTCGTAAAATAAAAGGATTAGAACATGGCTAAAGTAAATTGGGACTTACTCTCATACGAAGACCTGAAGGCTGACACGGAAGGTCGTTATGATGACATGAGTGAGGACGCTTTACGGTATGTAACAGGAGAGGGTTGGGGTACTGGAGAAGCCTTGTTATCTAATATGTCTCAGGGTATCACTTCATCTCTCAGGGGGCTTGCTGGTATGCTGCCTGAGAATGATTTTATAACCATTGACGAAAAAGCTGATTTGGAGAATGAGCGTCGAGCACGTATGATGCTAGAGACTAACCCCATCGCAGGGTGGGCTGGTCTTATCTCTGGCTCTATCCTTGACCCTGTAACGCTCCCTGCTACCGTGTTAAAGCCTTTAAGTTGGGCGCTGAAGGGGGCGCTAGGTGGCGCTACTGGTGGTGCTCTAGACCCTACCTATTCAGAGTTTGGTGACAGTAAGGTAATGAACATCCTAGCAGGGGCTGGCTTAGGTGCTGGTCTTGGTTATGGACTTGGTAAGCTGTTCGGTCGGTTTGGTAAGGCTGGTGAAGCAGAGAAGGATGCAGCTAAAATCCTAAACTCTGAAGACCCATTGAAGGCGGTGGATGAAACTGTCAGTGCAGATGGTGTTGCAGCTAAGCTGGAGACAGAGACACCAGCAGCTCCTAAAATCCCTGAGAACGCTACGTTTAACCCACAGACAAAGCAGTTTGAGGTTGAGGAAGAAGTTCTACCCACAGTTAACTTTAACCTCCCTCGTACCCTATCAGGCGCTAAGCCTCGCTTCAATCAGTTTACCCCTGTTTTTGCTAACGATCTAGACAAAGCATTATACATCATTGGTAAGGGCGCTACTAAGAGTGCTAGCCATGCAGCCTATGTGGATTGGGTTAAAGGCGTAACGGGTTTGTCGGATGCTGAGGTTTCTGCTCTAGCCCGTACAACCCGTGATGAGTTGGTTAAGAAGCTAGGTGCTGGTGAGGTTAGCGGTAACAAGATAGCAGTGGATGCCTCTAGCACTTCTGCAAGAATAATTGAAACTGCCTCTGCACCTAAGAAGGTGGCTAAGGCTATCAAGCCAGAAGTAACCATTAAAGATGGATTGGACGAGGAAGACTTAAACCTTCTCGCACGCGCTGGTGTTAAGGTTGTTACTAATAAAGATGGTACTGTTAACTTCCGCGACACAAGCAAACCGAACCAACCATTCATTAGCAATGGTGAGTTCATGGACCGTATGGAAGCTGCTGGTATTGCCATCGACCTTCCAGCCTATCGTGCTCGTACCAAGGCAGAAGTAGTGGCAGCACAACAACCAGAAGCTGCTGCTATGGGTCGAGTTGCTGGTGAACAACCTGAGACAGACCGAGCAGCACTAGAGGCTATCGGTGCTCCAGTAGAACCTAAATCTGTTGGTGCTCGTGGTGTGTCTCCTGCTCGTCAATATGCTAGCGACTTAATGCCCGGTATTGACTCGCTGCCGCCTACTGAGATGATGAACCGTCTAACCTCTATGAGTGTTCAGGATGTGATTAAGATGCTTCCTCCCAAAGTACAAGCGGAGATGGCTTCAAAACATAAGAGAGGTCTTGTAGGTTATATGGAAGATGGGTTAGAATACCTAAAGGTAATTCAGAAACGACATACCAACATCGTAGAGTGGATGGTTAAACGGTCAAAGAATAACAAGGCACTAGAACCCAAAGAGGTAGGTGCTTTTGCTCCTTTCTATTGGCACGCCTTTAACTCTCGTATCGCTGCCCTTGACAAAGCCTTAGACCATCGCGCTGCTGGTGGCTCATGGGTTGATAGTGAAGGTGCTAAGTTGGCGCGTGACTTGCAGTATTATACTGGAGTTATGCTTTTCAAACAAGAACAAGGCAGTAAAGCTGGTCGGTCGCTGAACGCTTATAACCTGTTGAGCGAGAAGATTCGTAACAACAAAACTGTACAAAATATGTTTCCCGGAGTGCTTTGCTAATGTCACAAATAAACCCAGTATGCTCTGTTAATGTTATCGACCCAATGCTAGATGCTTATGCAAAGAGTAAAAGCATTGACCCAGAGAAAGCTGCTGAGGTTGTTAGCTCAGCCTTTGAGGATGCTCTAGCAGGTAAGAAACCTAACTTTGGACAGAAGCTGAATGAGTTTTTAATTAACTCAATGCTATCAGGTCTGGGTACACCAGTGGTTAACGCGATTGGTAACGGTATTCAGACTCTGGTTAAACCTTTCCTCGCCGTACTCCAAGCCCTGCCCAAAGGGAAAGAGGAACGAAGGGCTGCTAGAGCGATGATGTCTGCTGCCTTTGATGGCTGGAAAGGTGACTCTATCTTCTTTAGTTCTGCTTGGAAGAGTGGGTTGCCTGTAGACTTCTCAATAACCCCTAAGTCATTGGGGTTATCTCCTAAGAAGTTCGACGAGTTGATGCAGGATTTAGGTGTAACCCCTGACCCT